ATAAAACTATCACTCCAAAAATAATTGAATCTTATAATTTATATTTAAATAAACAATATGAGCTTGTAAAAGCTAAAGCACCCTGGATGATAACATGACAAAAAAACTAGAAGATCTTCTAAACATTGCTCCAAATGAAGAACCATTGGTTGAAGCAACTACAGCGCCTCCTGTGCCTACATTTACACTGGAAGAAAAACTAGAAGAATTTGATAAAATTGCGGCGGCCTTGCCCAGAGTTAAAGGACTAGGCGATGTCAGCGATGCAGAGCTAGATGCGTTGGCAGTTAAAGCAGAACAGGCCTACGATGACCTAATGGATCTGGGAATGAATGTAGATCCTCGATACGGTGCTCGAATGTTCGAAGTAGCGGCTAATATGATGAATGCGGCTATCACTGCAAAAAGCGCCAAAATAGACAAGAAACTTAAAATGGTTGATTTGCAGTTAAAAAAATTGGCCATTGATAAAAAACACGGTGCTGAAGAGAGCAACACTGTAGAAGGGCAGGGATTTATTCTAACAGATCGCAACAGCATACTCGAAAAACTTAAGAATTTGAATAAATAATACTATGAAAACTTTTAAACAATACCTTTCAGAATCTGTAAAAAAGTACGACTTTAGAGTTAAAGTTGCTGGAGAATTCCCAACTGCTCAGGAAACTGCTTTAAAATCATTACTGGAAAAATATGCAGTTAGCGGCTTTAAGAAAGCTGGAAAAACTCCTATCCAATCTTTGCCATTGGACTTTCCTCAAGTTAAAAATTGTGAAGTCAGCATCTATGAAGTTACTTTAGACTATCCAACTACGCAACAAGAATTAACAGAATATCTAAGCACAGAATTAGGTATCAATAAAAAACATTTAGTAGTTCGTGCTCCTGGAGAACCTACCGAAGAATATCAAACACCAAAAGAGCAACCTACTGGTGCATTGTTAGACGACCCAGATTACAAAGAATCACCAAATGCTAAATTTGAAGATTATTATGGCGACAAATACAATACAGGATTTGTCAAAGAACTTAACGATATTTTAAAACTACAACGCAAGGCCCGCGGTGAAGAAATTCCTACAGAAGGCGCCGCAAAATTTAACACTGATACTGAAGTCAAACAAGAAAGTCTTCTAAAGTTTCAGGCACAGGACCTAAGGAAATAATTATGCAAATGATCGATTTAATGAAAAGATTATCTGAGCTAGATGCCGGAAATCCAAATATTGTTAAAGAAAGTGCCGACCTTGAAGAATGCGGCCCAATGGGTATGATGGGAACAGATCGTTCTAGCACACCTGCAACCATTAACATGACAGCGGCCAGCGGCTCTGAATTAACAGGCATGCTAAAAGACATTATGCAACTAGCAGGCGTGCATCAGGTAGAACCAAGTCATTTAGGCATTGGACAAGAGCCAGCGGCATTGACTGCTGAACCAATGGTATCCGTAGAACCTGTGCAAGGTGACAGTGATACAGAAGTAATGCGTAGTGTTATCGATCGTATGCACACAGGTGACGAAGAAGAAACAGACGAGGGACAATATGACAACAGCCCTAATGATCCGCGTGATGTCCCTGAGTTTGATGCTGAAGAGTTTGCTCACCACGAAAATCAACCCGGAGCGGGCTTTGGTCGACGCACCAATCAACCTAATGCTAATCCAACAGCATATGAATCATTAATGGCCGAATACAAAGAGTTTGTAGCCGAAGCTGAATCAAAAAAAAAAGTAAGTGAAGTTTACGGCCGCAGAAGCTCATATTACAATCCAATGGATCAAGAGCGTCGTGAGCAAGGTCAAATGGATTATGAGAAACGTGCATTTAAACGTGCTGAATTACAGCATGAACTAGGACACGAAGATGATCCAGAATGGCAAAGAGCACAACGAGAAAAAGAGCGCGGCCCATGGTATATAAAGATTGACGGAAGAATCCTTAGAAGCAGAGGTGAAATTAAAGTCTTTGATTGGAGGAAAGGTGCTAATAACTACGCCCTAGCAATCCTTAAAAATAAACCAGAGTTACAGGGTAAGGTCAAACTTACAAAAAGTGACGAAGACGACATTATGACAGATAACGATTAATCTACTATTAATCCACATAGCCTCTTCGGAGGCTATTTTTTTCAGTAAATAAAGGTATGGTAACAAAAACTATCGACGCCAAGTTAATTAAAACTGCTCACACACAACAAAAGTTCAGTGAGCAGGATATTGAGAACTTGTTGAAATGTCAAGATCCGTTGACAGGTGCGGCTTTCTTTCTTGAAAATTATTTCTTTATTCAGCACCCTACTAAGGGCAAGATGCAATACCAAGCATTTGAATATCAAAAAGAATTATTGCAGAGCTACAACGACAATAGATTCAGCGTAAATATGCTAGGGCGCCAGATGGGAAAGACCACAACGGCCGTAGGCTATTTGCTATGGTATGGTATGTTTGTACCCGATAGCACAATTCTTATCTCGGCGCACAAATATACAGGTGCGCAGGAAATTATGCAACGATTACGTTATGCATACGAAACTTGCCCCGACTGGATACGTGCTGGTGTTACCAGTTATAATAAGCAATCAATTGAATTTGACAACGGCTCTCGTATCGTTGCACAGACAACAACTGAAACAACAGGTCGTGGTATGTCTGTATCACTACTATACTGTGACGAGTTTGCCTACGTAGAACCTAACATTGCTACAGAGTTCTGGACTTCGATCTCACCCACACTGGCTACAGGTGGTAAGGCAATTATTACATCAACACCTAACAGTGACGAAGATCAATTTTCTTTGATCTGGAAAGAAGCTAATAAAAGAACGGACGAGTTCGGTAATACTACACCGTTGGGTAAAAACGGATTTTCTCCGTATACGGCCATTTGGAGCCAACATCCAGATCGCGACGAAACATGGGCCAACGAAGAAAGATCGCGTGTGGGAGAAGAACGATTCCGACGTGAACACGAATGTGAATTTTTAGTATTTGATGAAACATTAATCAGCAGTATCAAACTAGCCGATCTTGACGGTAAAGAACCCATTATGAAAATGGGGCAATGTCGTTGGTATAAAAAAATCAATCCTAAAAACACCTATATTGTAGCACTTGACCCTAGTTTAGGCACAGGCGGCGACCCGGCCGCCATACAGGTGTTAGAATTACCTAGCTTTGAACAAATAGCAGAATGGCATCATAACCTCACTCCTATCCAGGGGCAAGTTAGGATCTTAAGAGATATTTGCCAGTACATACAAAATGAATGTGCAGAAAAAGGTGCCACTGCTAGTTTATATTACAGCGTAGAAAACAATACAGTAGGCGAAGCCGCATTGGTATCGATCAGTGAAATTGGTGAAGAAAGTATCCCGGGATTGTTTTTAAGTGAGCCAATTAAGAAAGGCCATGTGCGTAGATTCCGTAAAGGATTCAACACAACACATACTAGTAAAATTTCTATATGTGCCAAATTAAAACATCTCATCGAAAGTAATAGAATGAAATTACATTCTAAATCTTTAATTTCGGAACTTAAAACTTATGTGGCCAAGGGTATAAGTTTTGCCGGAAAAACAGGCAGTCACGACGACTTAGTGAGCAGTGTATTGTTAGCCTTACGCATGGCCATATTATTACAAGAATGGGATCCTGCAATTTACGATAAACTTCGAGAAGAAGCAGAGGACGAATGGGACATGCCTCTACCTATCTACATCAGTTCTTACTAAATAACAATATGAAAGCTATCCAAATAATCAGCCAAGATGTTTTTGACAAAATACGTAGCCGATTCAGCAATCTAGAAATGGGTGATGAAACGGGTGCAGTTACTATTGACCCTGCGCAAGCAAGATTTTTTGATTTTGACTTTGTTGTAGAAGGTAACAACCTAGGCCGTGTAAGTCTAAGTTTAAATGATCTAGGCAGTTTAAAAGTTTATTATAGCCAGGGGATTACTGAAAATCAAGACGACCCTGCCAAAAAAGATTGGTATAATTTCTTAAGAGAAATGCGATTTTTTGCCATGCGCAGACTGTTGAGATTTGATACTCGGGATATTGCCAAAACAAATCTTGATCGAAATGATTTTCAACATTTGGCCGCAACACAAGGTCCTAAGGAAGAACCAGAAATGAATAATATGAATGAATCACGTTGGAACCAAAAAAGTACCAAAAAAACTAGCCGCGCTATCAAAGGATCTACCGAAGTTATCGTAAGGCATGCAAAACCAGTTGACGAAATGTTTGCAGGTGCTCGTAGTCAACGTAAGAACATCAAGGCAATTTTTATTCAAAATAGAGATGGTGAGCGTTTTAAATATCCGTTCATCCATCCAGCAGGCGCATTTGCCATGGCCCAGCACGTAGATCACGGCGGTATTCCGCATGATCCTGCAGGCAAGGCAATCATCAGTATGAGCGAAGAAATCGCCCAACTACAAGAATTTCAACGTAAAATACAAAGAACAAGTTTACACGACGACGCTATGGGCATCACTGAGAGGGCCGTAGGCCGATTGACCGAGCTCAAAGCAAAGATAGACGCATTAGGAAAGAAACACCACTACCAATCATGGTTAGCAGAATTTAATGAACAAGAACCCATGGACGACGACATCATGGAGCTTGATGCAGTTACCATGGAAGAATATAAGAGTAAATTTACACAAAGTTCTTTCCAAGAAGAATTAACAGGTTATTTCCCTCTGTTGCACAGAATCATGGGGGAAGCAAACAAGGTTGATCTTGAAGATTATGTCAAAGAAGAAACTGATGTTTGCCCAGAATGCAAAGAAGATCCATGTGCATGCGACTCAAATGTCAAAGAAAGCGCATTTGATGCATTCAACGAATGGGCCGAAGCAGTTGAACAAGGCAAATTAACTGACGAACAAATCAAAGAACTTAAACAGGGACTTTCAGAATTACCACAGGGGCAAGATGGTCCTGAATTAGATTTTGAAACTGCATATAATTTCTTTAGTCAGTATGGCATTGACGATGAAGACCTAAAAGATGCCATGCAGGATGAAAAGAAACGGGCTGAAGAAATTCGTGTACCTCCGATTGAAGTATTCAAAGTATGGGCCAACGAAAATTACCCAGAAATTTTAGTAGCATTGGGCATGAGTGATACACAGGCTCCTGTTGAACCAGCTTCTACTGAACCAGCTCCTGCTATGCCGGCACCTGAGCAACCTACAGCTGAAACAGCAGAAAAGGTCAAAGGATCTAAGCAGGGCATGATCAAAATGATTGCAGAAAAGGTCAAGAGTTTTTATAACCGCGACAATCCAGAAGTGGGACCTTTCCGCGGAGCAGAAAACATTGCAATGGATGTTAAGAAAGCAGTAGAAGAACAATATGGTTCCAAAGCAGGTGAACAGGCTTACCAAATGGCAGAAGCATTAATTGAAAAATTATCTAATGAGTGGCAACAGCGTCACGGCCATGTGAATAAAGTTGATGACCGTGACGGCCTAGCTCGATTGAAAGAATTAGTAGGCAACATCAAAACCAAAGTTGAAGGCATGGAAGAAGGCAACGGTCCAGACAAAAGCCAAGTTCCTGCGTTTATGCGTAAGGAAAAGGGCGGAGACTGGAAAATGTCCACCAAAGATTTAGAAAAAGAAAAAACCAATAGCCCAACAAGCTCAGCAGGACTAGCCCGTAAGAAGGCAGAATTAGGCATAAGTGAAGAGCTTTCCTCAATTATAAAATTATCAGGTTTGGCAAAATAAAATCATAATATAGCAGGTTAACGCTTGCAATGATAAATAAAACTGTGTATAGTTAACTCTATGCACAGTTTTTCTTTTAGTCAGTAGGCTTTAAGAAAATGGCAAAACAAAGGCATAAACATTAAGGAGATTATTATGGCCACTTTAGCAGAAATCCGCGCAAAACTTCAAAACAGCGCACAATCAAATACCGCCAACTACGGTGGTGACAACGCAATTTATCCCCATTGGAATATCGCAGAAGGTACTAATGCAACAGTACGTTTCCTTCCAGACGGTGATGCAAACAACACTTTTTTCTGGATTGAACGTGCAATGATCAAATTGCCATTCGCCGGTGTCAAAGGTGAAACCAACTCTAAACCTGTACAAGTACAAGTTCCTTGCATGGAAATGTGGGGCGAGACCTGTCCTATTCTTACAGAAGTTCGTCCATGGTTCAAAGACAAATCTTTGGAAGATATGGGCCGTAAGTACTGGAAGAAGAAGAGTTACTTGTTCCAAGGTTTTGTGGTAGACAGCAAGTATCAAGAAGATAAAACTCCCGAGAATCCAATTCGTCGATTCATCATCGGTAGCCAGATTTTTAACATTGTTAAGAACGCATTGATGGACAGTGAAATTGAAGAATTGCCAACAGACTACGTCCGTGGCTTGGATTTCAAAATCACTAAAACTTCAAAAGGTGGTTATGCTGATTACTCTACTTCAAATTGGGGACGTCGTGAACGTGCCCTAAGCGAAGCAGAAAATGCGGCTATTAAACAGTACGGATTGTTTAATCTTTCGGACTTCTTGCCCAAGAAGCCAGGTGAAGTTGAGCTCAAGGTCATCAAAGAAATGTTCGAAGCATCAGTAGATGGTGAAGCATTTGACATGGATCGTTGGGGTCAATACTTTAAGCCAGCTGGCATGGGCGGTAGTGGTCAAAGTACCGGTAGTGCTCCTCGTACCACAGCAGTACCTGCAAATTCATCTGCTCCTGCAGACGAAGATGATGCACCGTTCGAAACAACTCCTACTCCGGCTAGTACTCCTGCCAAAGCAGAAAGTGCCGGTGGAGACGCTGGAAATCGTGCGGCAGATATCATTGCGATGATCCGTAACCGTCAAGCAAAATAAGGAGATAGACAATGGGTAAGGCCTTCGATATTTCGAAGTTCCGCAAGTCTATCACTAAAAGTATTGATGGCTTAGGAATTGGGTTTAATGATCCAACTGATTGGATCAGTACCGGCAACTACGCATTGAATTATCTTATCTCAGGGGACTTCTTTAAAGGAGTTCCTCTGGGTAAGGTTACAGTGTTTGCTGGAGAAAGTGGAGCAGGTAAAAGTTATATCTGTTCAGGAAACATCATTCGTCATGCACAAGAACAAGGAATTTTTGTTATCCTTATTGATAGCGAAAATGCTTTAGATGAAAAATGGTTGTTGGATCTAGGTGTTGATACTGGCGCAGAAAAGTTGCTGAAACTTAATATGGCCATGATTGATGATGTGGCAAAAACTATTTCTGAATTCATGAAAGAATACAAACTTATGCCGGAGGAAGAACGTCATAAGGTGTTGTTTGTTATTGACAGTCTTGGAATGTTATTGACTCCTACTGATGTAAATCAGTTCGAAGCAGGTGAAATGAAAGGTGATATGGGTCGTAAACCCAAAGCACTTACAAGTCTTGTTCGTAACTGTGTTAACATGTTCGGTTCTTGGAATGTAGGCATGGTTTGTACAAATCACACATATGCTAGTCAAGATATGTTTGACCCTGATGATAAAATCAGCGGTGGCCAAGGCTTTGTATATGCTTCTAGCATTGTTGTTGCTATGAAAAAACTCAAACTCAAAGAGGATGAGGATGGCAATAAAGTCAGCGATGTATTAGGTATCCGTAGCGCCTGTAAGGTTATGAAAACTAGATATGCAAAACCATTTGAAACTGTACAGGTAAAGATTCCATATTCAACAGGAATGAGTCCTACATCAGGATTGGTTGATATGTTCGAGAAAATGGGGATCTTGACAAAAAGCGGAAACAAGCTACAATATGTTAGCAAAAAAACTGGTGAAATCAGTTCAGAATTTCGCAAGAATTGGACTGAAGATAAATTGATGTCAATTATGTTGGAATGGGATAATTCAGTAATTGCCCAGCCACTTGAAATTATTGAAGATTCAGGAGAAGAATAATGGAAGAAGATTTAATTATTGAAGTTTGGGATATATTTAAAGAATACATCCCTGATAAAAGCCGAGAAGTTGCGGCTAACCATTTTGTAGATTTCTTAGTAGGAAAAGATATAGATATATCAACCCTTGAAGGAATTACAGGTTACGATCCTCATCTAGATACAGCAATCAATCTTGTGGTTAACGAATTTAAAGATACTGATGACGATGAAGATGAAGAAGATAACTGGGATTATGATCAAGACGAGGACTGATCATGTCTTGGTATGCTAAAGTCAGCAAGGACATAGCACACCTTCCAAATTGTCTAGATTATTTTTACAACGAACTCGAAGAGGCCCGAAAAGAAGTCAAAATCTACGGTAACGTAGAGAAGGCTTCTGCGGCCTTGCCGGGTATTGTTGAACATAGATTTAATCAATTACAGGAAATTGAAGCTGTTCTTGAATATCTAAATATCGAACATCGCAGAATAAAGTCTAAAGCATTTAGAAAATATTTAGAAAATTATCAGAGAGCGTTGAGTAGTCGCGACTGTGAAAAATTTGTCGAAGGCGAGCCAGATGTTGTCGATATGGAAAAAATCATCAACGAATTTGCCATGTTGCGAAATCAATGGTTGGGCATTATCAAAGGTCTAGATATTAAACAATGGCAATTAAGTAATATTATTAAATTAAGAGCCGCAGGCCTTGAAGATATTACACTATGAGTGTATAATTTAAATTATGTTAGATATTGAAGATTTAATTGTTAAATTAGGCAGTGCTCCGGTAAAAATTAATGCCTGGGATCAACAACTTATAAGAAGTTTTGCTGATCAAATTAATCGCGGTTCTGGATTTACAGAAAAGCAGGGAACTTTAGCATTAAAAATGTTAAAAAAACACAGTGCTGTGTTGTCAGCAATGTATTCCACCGATATCACCAATTTTTTAACAAATCCCACATACAAATACCCTTTTAGGTTAATTGGCAGTTTGAAAAAAATCTCTTTTATTAAAAAAGATCCTATGGGGTCTGTTATTAAAGTAGAATTTCCCTACAATGAAGCCTATGTTAACAGAATTCGTTCTGTTAAAGAGGACCTAGGTCATGCAGTTTGGGATAAAGAGGAAAAATCATGGATTTTTTCACTCTGCGAGAAAAATTTGGTATTTTTAGCAACCTTTGCCAAAGACGAAAATTTTCAATATGACGAAAATTTTGAAAATTATATCTCACAAATAAACGCAGTCATGGAAAATATGGAAAAACATGTTCCTATGTTAATCCTTGAAAACAATACTCCAAAATTTATCAATATTCCTAAAAATATTCCAGAGTTAGCTTCTAATGATATTTTAAAATCAGTATTTGAAGCAAGAAAAATTGGAATTTTTACATGGGATGAAAATATTTCCAATTTTTTGGACAGTGACGAAGTTCCGGCTATTGTTAGAGATTTCTTAAAAAGTGATCCCAGTGAAAAATTCCACGTAGACCCTAAAAATACCCCATTTTTTGAATTGTGCGATTTTATAAATTATCTAGGGCCGAGTGTGTTTGTGATACCCGGTGGTAGTGAGCTGGAAAAATTAGAGCAATCTTATAATTTTTTAAAGTCTATAGGGATTGAGAATACACACATGAGTGTGTTGTTTCGTTTACCTTCAGATACCCATAAAAAATTCAACGATTTTGTGAAATCTAATAAACTCAACTCTCCTATAACAGAAAAAACACAAATTGTTTTTATCAGTAGCAAACTTCCAAAACCTCTGTTAAAATCAAAAGTATATTTCAATAGTGTCATCAATCTAGGCTTCGGTGGTGTTCATTATTCGATCAAAAATTACGTGGAAAATCATCACAACACCATATATTTTTCGGAAAAATCAACTCGCGGGAATTTTGAATTTTGAGCACAGCTAAAGTAATAATCAAAGATGAGACTAATGTCAAGATTGAAAATCTAGATCTTGACACACGAAAAGCCTTGGTTAAAAAATTCAAATATGAAGACCCAACTGCCAGGTATCGACCAGCCTATAAACTAGGTCGATGGGACGGTACTGTGAGTTTTTTTGGCCTTGGCGGAACAACCTATCTTTCAATGTTACCACAGGTACTTGAGTACCTCGAGTCAAAGAATTTCTATATAGAACTTGAAGATCTACGTACACCTATAACACTAGATTTTGACCAAATTTCTGAAGATTTTTGGGGTGATCAAACATGGCCAGTAGGTCATAGATTTGCTGGGGAAAAGATTAGACTACGTGATGACCAAGTCGAAGTTGTGAATAAATTTTTAGAAAACCCGCAGTGTATTCAGGAAATTGCCACCGGGTTTGGTAAAACTATCACCACCGCAACTTTGGCAAAAATCAGTGAAAAATACGGTCGAACAATAACCATTGTTCCTAACAAGAGTTTAGTTGAGCAGACAGAAGAAGATTTTGTCAACTGCGGATTAGATGTAGGTGTGTACTACGGCGACAGAAAAAATCTTGACAAAACCCACACAATTTGTACTTGGCAAAGTTTGAATATTTTAGACAAAGGCTCCAAGGAATTTGACGGTGAAGAACAGTTGGCTAGACTGACAGAATTGTTAGGCGGGGTCAGTTGTGTCATGGTTGACGAGGTACATATGGCCAAGGCAGAAGTACTAAAAACTTTGCTAACTCGCAATTTAGCCAATGCTCCTATTCGTTGGGGTTTGACAGGTACTGTGCCAAAAGCGGACCACGAATTTCAAAGCATACGTGCCAGTTTAGGTGAAGTTGTTCACCGAGTGGCCGCCCATGAATTACAAGAAAAAGGTATCCTTAGCGATTGTCATGTAAACATTATTCAAACTGCAGAATGGAAAGAATTTAACGGGTATGCCGAAGAATTAAAATTCCTTGTCACTGATAAAGATCGTATGACTTACCTTGGTAACTTAATTAATACCATTGCTGAATCAGGCAACACATTGGTATTAGTTGATAGAATTGAATGCGGACAATTTTTACAAACACAATTAACAGATTCTGTATTCATCTCAGGTTCTGTAAAAACTAAAGATAGAAAGACAGAATATGACGAAGTTAAAACTGCTGACAACAAGATTATTGTGGCGACTTACGGTGTGGCCGCTGTGGGTATTAATATCCCCCGTATTTTTAATCTGGTTATGGTGGAGCCCGGAAAGAGCTTTACACGGGTTATACAAAGCATTGGGCGAGGCATTCGAAAAGCAGATGACAAAGACTTTGTACAAATCTGGGACCTCACCGCTAGTACCAAATACGCAAAAAGGCATCTTACAGAGCGTAAAAAATTCTATAAAGAAGCCAAATATCCGTTTACGATTGAAAAGGTAAAATATCAATAATGCAAATTTTAACACTAGAAGATAAGACATTTTATCTTAACGAACTGCCCGATGAAATAGATGAGGATCTTAGATTCGCTGTACTTGACAACAGCGATAGTTCTAATCCAGATCACTTTTTTGTTCCTCTAATCTTTTTAGAAAGTTTTACAGGACCAGCAGTGGTACTAAAGATCGGAAACCATGAACTTACAATGCCATTAGATTGGTGTACTATAGTTGGAGATCCGGAAGGTCCTGACATGGAAGTTTTACCATTGACCAGTTTAAATGACCGAGGATTTAGGACATTTTGTTTTAATCCTCTTAGTAGTTTTAGACCAGAGTTTTTAGACATTGACATTATTGATGTCTATCAAGACGTTAAATGGTATTTTCCAAAAATGCGCCCCGGACAACTTTTATGCACTCCGTTGACACCGGGCCCTAAACCTGTGTGTGCATACTTTGTCAAAGAAGTTAGCAGACAAAGTGAGCTTGTAGATTATTCAAAATGTTGGTGATATATGGGACAATTAAAGCCAGGTGCTACTTACATTTATGAAAAAGCTAACGGTATAACCTACGCTAGAGAATTTGGTTCTTCTCCGAACACTAGATTTGAAATTGGTCGAGACTATGACCGAACAAAGAAAGACGAAGAAGAATTAAAAATTGATCTGTGGAAAGAAATACTTGATGCCTCTAACAACAATTCTATGTTGCAAGAAGCTTTAGAACGTGCTAAAATTATCTATCATCTGAGTAAAGAACATGGCAACAGCAAAACTTGATATTCAACGCGAACTTAGAGCAGTAGATCAAAAGTCCTATCATTTCTACGAGGATTTAACCGACGAAGAAAAGAAAGCATTTAGTCCATACATCCTGATGCGTTACACCAGTAACGTAAAAATGGATGACCGAGACATACAAGAATGGTATCTAGAAATGACCAATGAAATGGTCAATAAAAATCACTGGGACCTTAGTAAGAATCATAAAGCGTTATTGTGGAAACTGTTTGCGGCCACAGGTACTGGGGTTAATTGTTATCATCCTTATCTTGCTTCGGGCAAAAAAGAAAAAGCCAACAAAATTGAAAAACTATTAGTACAGCTATATCCTGCAATGAAAATGAGTGAAATTAAGATGCTGGCTAAAATGATGGATAAAAAAGACTGCGACGAACTGTTTGATAAAATGGGGTTTGATAAAAAACAGAGGAAAGAGTATGAGTGAGTACTGCCTTGTTCCTATGTCAGTACAAGAGATCAATCAGTTAGTTGGTCCGGACTTTGTAAAAAATTTCCAAAAAGAAATAGATGAAATGTTGGCACCTTTACGGAAACATCTTGCATTAGGCCGACCACTTAGTCTTGGAAAAGAAACATGGGAATACGCAGTTGCTGACAGCATCCCAGGAGCAGAATGGGCAGGAGCCGGAAACTCAATTATAGATGTAAGGATTAGTCAGGATGTGGGATTTGATGTTAAGAGTGTCGGTAAAGGTTTAGGAAATAAATCGGGAGAGGCCAGTATGTTTCAAACCTATGAAGGGCACACTGATAACTCATTTTCTACTCAAGACTCCGCTATGCTTTGGAAAACATTTGTAGAGGGATGGTATAAAAAAGTTATAACAGTTAAGGACTATTATCTACTTGTGATTATTAAAGATAAAAATTATAATTGCAGTATGTGCGGTTTTAAACGTGCGGGAGATATTCCCGCATTTGAAACTAGCTTTGGCACGTTCTTAACCGAAACCGGACGAGCAAGTAAAGGCACATGGACAATCACACAATTAGCCGATCCTAGTTTACTACACACCATTGTGATTAAAAATAAAAAAAGAATGGAAATGAGAGTACGCCCTGCTATGCACAACGATCCCAAATATTGTTTACCAATTTATAAATTCTAATGATACAGCTAGTGGACCAACCTAATAAATGCAATCATTGCGGTAAGAGTTTTATGCACGAAAAAACTCTTGTTGCTCACATGTGTGAAAAGAAAAGGCGTGCTCTACAAAAAAATGAAAAACGTGTTCAGGCCGGGTTTATGGCGTTCAATCAATTTTGGAAATTAGCTCAAGGTGGAAAGAAAAACAAAACTTATGAAGAATTTTCTAATACAGCCTATTATAATGCATTTGTAAAATTTGGTAGTTTCATTAACAATGTTAACCCGTTATATCCTGACAAATTTGTTGATTATGTGATCAAGAGTGGAGTTAAATTAGATCATTGGTGCAGAGATGAATTGTACGAAACATATCTTTACGAAACAGTTAAAATAGAACCAGTAGAATCTGCAGTACAACGTAGTTTACAAACTATGATGGAATGGGCTGACGAGCATGGTGCAGAATTTGCACATTATTTTAATTATGCTAGTCTTAATAGAGCAGTACACGATATCAAAAACGGACATATTAGTCCTTGGGTGATTTTAAATACAATCACTGGTCAAACAATGATTCGAAACATGAGTGATGACCAGTTGGATATGATTGCGCCTGCGTTTGATGTACCATATTGGGTAAGACGCTTTAAAGAACTGCCTGCAGATGTTGCATTAGTCAAAGAAATCTGTAGTGAGGTAGGAATTCGATGAGTGAAGAAACTGTAAAACAATTTTGCCATCATCACAGCATTCGTGTGCTTGATACGAATAAAAGAGCAAGTAGGTATCACAAAGTTAATATAAACTACTTTAAGGATCCAATGGATTTCAATAGAGTCTATGAACATATTGTAACTGATAGTGAACCGTTGTATACTGTAGAGATCGCAGAAAGTGAATTAGAACGTATTGCAAACTTTGAATCTGAGGTGTTCAACAACATGAAGAAACAAGGTCACTACAGAATGTTCGAAACACTGATGGAACAAAAAGAACGTGAGCAATATTTGCGAGACAAATATCCAGCAGTAAAAAAAGCATACGAGCATTATAGCTTGATGTTAAAATTAGCAGAAAGTGGAGAACTATGACAAGATTAAATGGGTTTGTAGAGAAGGGGTGGGGGCATGAATTTATATTTGCATCCAATGACAAATATTGTGGCAAGATATTGAAATTTAACAAAGATGCTCGATTCAGCATGCACTTCCATAGTGAAAAAGATGAAACTTGGTTTGTACTAGACGGTAAGTTTGAAGTTAGATATATCAATACCAAAGATGCTAGTCAAGGCAGTCAATTTATTAGCAAAGGTGATGTTTGGCACAACCCTCCGCTATTTCCTCATCAGGTAATCTGTATTGAGGAAGGTGCATTAATAGAAGTTAGTACACCGGACTCAGTTGAAGACAATTACCGTGTAATGAAAGGCGACAGTCAAAAATGAAAATTTTGATCACCGGTGATCGCGGATTCATTGGACAAAATATGGTTGACGCTCTAGAAGAGCATGACCTAAGATATTTCGAATGGGGCGAATCTGAACCCGACGTTACCGGGCTTGACTGGGTCATCCATCTGGGAGCAATTACTTCCACAACAGAAAAAAATGTCGAACGAGTGATGAATCAAAATTTTGATTTCAGTCGTTGGTTGATACATGAATGTCATGCAAAAGGTGTTAACTTTCAGTATGCTAGCAGTGCCAGTGTCTATGGGTTAAATCAAAATTTTAAAGAAGATGCTCCTGTGAATCCGTTGAGTCCATATGCATGGAGCAAATATCTTTTTGATAGATACATGTTGGAAAATGATTGGAAGGGAATATTTGTCCAAGGATTCCGATATTTCAATGTCTACGGAAGGTACGAAGATCACAAAGGCGGACAAGCAAGCCCATTTTATCAATTTGAAAAACAGGCTAAGGAAACTGGAGTGATCAAACTATTCGAAGGTAGTGAAAATTACATTAGAGATTTTGTACCAGTTGAAACAGTATGTAATGTGCATAAAACTTTCTTAAATGTCTATCAATCAGGAATCTGGAATATAGGCACAGGTGAAACAATGAGCTTTAAAGATGTGGCAGATTTATATGCGGCTATGTATAATGCTCGCATTGAATATATCCCCATGCCCGACAATATAAAAAATCAATATCAAACGTATACCTGCGCAGATGTAACAAGGTTGAAAAAATATTATGACCCGAGTAGTAGTTAACGGAACTTTTGATATACTGCATAGGGGACATCTCCAAATGTTAGAATATGCTCGAAGTCTCGGCGACCATTTGTTAGTAGTCATTGACACTGACCGAAGAGTCAAAGAGCTCAAAGGGCAAGACCGTCCTATCAATAATCAAGATGATAGGAAATACATGTTAGAGAGTTTAAAATTTGTTGATGATGTTACGTTCTTTGACAGTAAAGAAGAGTTAGAACAAATTTTAAAAAACTACGAACCAGATATTATGGTTAAAGGCAGTGACTGGAAAGGCAAGAGCACAACTGCTGGTCAGTTTTGTAAAAAGGTAATTTATTATGATAGAGTCGGTGAATACTCCACAACAAGAACCATTCAAGATATTATTAATCGGTGATAGTTGTGTCGACGAGTATAAAATAGGAACTGTTGATCGGTTGAGTCCCGAGGCACCTGTACCTGTAATTAAAATTGTAGATACTGTACAGGTACCTGGCATGGCCAGTAATGTATATCAAAATTTAGTTAACTTAAATTGTGAAATAAAATTTATTACCAATACGGAAACTATTACAAAAACTAGATACATTGATCAACGGTCTGGCCAACATCTGATCAGAGTCGATGATGAACCGCAGATAGATGCTTGGGATGGTCAAATTAGTAATACACCTTGGGAATCATTTCATGCCATTATAATTTCGGATTACAACAAGGGATTTTTAACCTATCAACATATTGAACAAATTATTCGAAATTATAATGGCCCTGTGTTTATTGACACGAAAAAAACCGACCTTGAAAGATTCCAAGGCGCCTATGTAAAAATTAACAGTTTGGAATATAGCCTAGCTGATTCTGTGCCAACTGAACTAATTGTTACTCTAGGGGGTCGGGGTGCCAAGTATAAGGATAAAATATATCCTGCACCCACTATTGAAGTAGCGGATGTCTGCGGAGCAGGTGATACTTTCCTATCTGCGCTAACTTACCAATACCTATTGACAAAAAACATAAAAATTGCTATAATGTTTGCTAACACCGCGGCAAGTATTACAGTACAACATCGCGGAAACTACGCACCAACTTACGACGAGATTAGAATTGCCGGATATTGATATTGATTTTGCTGATAGAAAAAAAATACTTGACCTCATCAAGCATACACCTGCGGCCATGGAACAGAATGGTATTTTTAAAAAACATAACACCGGTGTATATTGTCATGCTATTCCGTATAATCCGTTAACTGAAACTGCTAGTATTGAATATAAAAAAGCCGAAGAAAGAGGCTACTTTAAGATAGATTTTTTGAATGTTAACATATATAAAGATATCAGAGATGAGGATCATCTTAAAACGTTAATGGAGACTGAACCGCTTTGGGACCTTTTAGAGCAGGACGATTTCAGCAATTTACTATTTCACGTCAACGGACATGGCGCCATATTACGGCAGATGAAGCCGACGAGTGTACTCCAACTAGCGGCCGTTTTGGCTATGATACGTCCCGCCAAGAGACATTTGATTGGGGAGAGTTGGACCACAGTGATGGAGACGATTTGGACGAAACCAGAGAAGGATGAGTACTTTTTCAAGAAGGCTCATGCTGTGGCCTATGCAATGGCTGTTGTGGTACAGATGAATTTAATTTGTGAAAGTATCAGCTACGGATATTCTTGACCGTGCGTACCAATTGAATTGATTTTCTTTTAATTCTCTTTTCGGCAATTTCACTGAGATTAACCAGTGGGCCAAAAATTAATTCAGTATCTTTGCTATTAAATGTTTTTATAGCATGTCTGAAACTTTGCATTTCTCTTTTGAGGAATATGTTAATGGGTATCTTGCGATTCGACTCCCACCACCATGTTTCGCCTAACTCTAAAAAGATTGTTCGCTCATCTTCATTTTTGAGCATAGAAATATCATAGATACTGGCGATATAGCTATCAAAGTTTATGATCACTCCCACGTATTCAACGTCGTTTGACTTGACGCAGGATATAAAAGGGTAGTTGTTTTGGAAGTTGGTGTTTAGTGACATCTTTATCGATAAATATTCATATGCAAATTTTACCAGTCTATTTATATCCAAATACCCTCGACGTGATACTAGATTTGGATGACACCATCAAGGGAGCTAACCAGGTTATGTACCAACGAGATTTGAAAATACAAAAAGGCATTAAAAACCAAATTCGCGTTCAGTTCAAGAATAGCGATCAAAAGCGTATTACTATTTCCAGCACTGGTACATATGTGTTCACTATGTTCGACATCCAAAGCCAGAAGTTAGTAACACAAAAAACTATGGAAGTACTAGACACTGGTACAGTGACCACTAGAGGGCTTGCTTTGCTTTCTCTAGACGAAAGTGACACTGTTGACTTAGATAAATCTGCATACCAATACTCAGTTACCTATATGGACACTGACGGTACTTACTTACCTGCGTACACCAATACCTATTATGGCATGGCCGGTACTATGTACCTTAATAACGATGTGTACCCTGTGCTTCAGCCTAGTCAAGAAATTGTTAGCTTTCTAAGAAACTACAATTCCGGTATATCATTATACGAACATAAGAGCGGAAATATTAACGCACACCCAGAGTATAAGAAAAACTCTGCTCTGCATACTGCGGCTATTTATATGACAGGATTCCGCGGAACAGTCTATGTCCAAGCTACGCTGGATAATACACCCGGAAACTTTGGAAGGTATGCCACAGTCTTTTCCAAAACCTATACTGGATTTACAGGCATAGATTACGTTAACTTTAACGGAATTTTTAATTATATAAGAATCATGTTTGTACCGGCAGTACAGCCCGGCTATTCAAACAACGACGACCCTACTTATTTTGGATCACTTGACAAAGTTCTGTATAGAAGTTAAACTGTTGTAGTGAACGAAATACAGAATACACTTTTAGCTCTACTGCCTTCAAAACGCAAACCTACTCCTAGCGGGTGGATTAGTTTTGACGCCGTCTGTTGCCATAACAGAGGTGAAAGCAGAGATGACCGAAAAAGAGGAGGTGTATTGACCAATGCCGACGGAGGATTCCAATATCATTGTTTTAATTGCAATTTTAAAGCAGGTTGGGGCCCTGGCAAACTGTTAAGCACCAATACCAAAAAACTATTCCAGTGGCTGGGTCTTAATGATTCCGATACAGGTAAATTAGGACTGTATGCTCTTAAAATAAAAGATGACCAACCTGTAGCTAAAAAACCTCTAAACTTTGAGCTAGTAGAAAAACCATTGCCTGATGAATGTTTTCCCATAAACACTTGGATAGATCAAGGGATCCAAGAGCCCGATCTACTTAAGGTAATTTCGTATTTGGTCGAAGAGCGCCAAGTGGGCTGGGATTGGTACAATTGGCACTGGTCATCAGCAAATGGATACCGCGACAGAGTTATAATTCCGTTTTATCACGACGGTAAAGTGGTAGGATATACAGGAAGAAAGATAACAGAAGGTAAGCCAAAATACCTTACTGATGCACAACCGGGATATGTGTTTAATTTAGATAGACAAAATTCTGACAGAAAATTTGTCATAGTAGTAGAAGGGCAGTTTGATGCTATTGCCATCGACGGATGTGCTATATCTCATAACGATCCTAATGAAGCACAAATTATGAGATTAAATGCATTGGGCAAAGAAGTAATCGTTGTTCCAGATAAAGATCGACCTGGTGCTAAGATGTTAAAGAGTGCAATCACAAATAATTGGAGCGCCAGTCTTCCTCCCTGGGAGGATGGCGTTAAAGATGTTGCTGATGCTGTGAAGAAATATGGTAGACTCTACACGCTAACCACAATTTTACATTACCGAGTTAGCGGAGAGATAAAAATAAATTTACTGAAGAAAAAATTAGAGGCACTAGATGAATAAAAAAGAAAAACTACCTAAACCTAATTATAATTTTGAAACACAAAAATTATATATTGAAATGTTTCTCAGCGATGCAGAAACTTTTGTTAGATGTCAAAATATTTTTGATCCATTAAATTTTGATCAACGATTACAGACCGCCGCCGATTTTATCAACAAGTACGTTGATGACTACAAGGTCATGCCCGAAGCGTCGATTGTCAATGCTTCTACTAATAGTGAATTTAATCCAGTTGCTCTGCCCAGAGAACACTATGATTGGTTAATGAATGAATTTGAAAACTTTAGTCGACACAAAGGACTAGAGCGGGCCATTATTGAATCTAGTGATTTGCTTGAAGCAGGCGATTATGGACCAGTTGAAAAATTGATCAAAGATGCTATCCAAATCAGTTTGAACAAAGATATGGGTACAGATTATTTTGAAGATCCCAAAGCAAGGTTGAGTAAATTAAAAGACGGCAATGGGCAGATCAGCACAGGATGGCCCAGCATTGATAAGAAACTTTATGGTGGATTTAATCGTGGAGAGTTGAATATCTTCTGTGCAGGCTCCGGTGGCGGCAAGAGTTTATTCTTGGCTAACTTGGGTGTCAACTGGGCATTGCAGGGACTCAATGTATTGTATCTAACATTTGAATTGAGTGAAGGGCTAGTGTCAATGAGGTTGGATAGTATGACCACAGGTATCAGCACTAGAGAGATTTTTAAGAATATCGACGATGTAGAATTAAAGGTTAAAATGCTGGGAAAGAAGGCAGGAAACCTTCAAGTTAAGTATATGCCTTCGGGGAAAAATTGTAACGATATTCGAGCCTATTTGAAAGAATATCAGGTCAAAAAAGGCGTGAAACCAGACGTTTTGTTAATAGATTACCTCGATTTGATGATGCCTTTAAGTGTGAAGGTATCGCCCAGCGATCTGTTTGTAAAAGACAAATATGTGTCAGAAGAGATTCGAAATCTTGCTATGGAAACACAGTGTATCACAGTCACAGCATCACAGCTGAATCGTAGTGCTGTAGAAGAAATTGAGTTTGATCACAGTCATATTTCGGGCGGCTTGTCAAAGATTATGACAGCAGACAACGTGATCGGTATCTTTACTAGTCGTGCTATGAAGGAGCGTGGACGGTATCAAATCCAGTTTATGAAGACTCGTAGTTCAAGTGGTGTAGGACAAAAAGTTGAATTAGATTTCAATTTAGATACATTGCGTATTACAGATATCGGTGAAGACTATGATAGTAACTACAGCAACAAATCTTCAAATGGTAGTTCAAATATCTATAGTAGTTTCAAACGTACCAGCGTGGTTAGTACGGCTACGGACCCGGAAACTGGAGAAATTATTGATCCTACTCAGGGGATCAATGCTCCAAAGCTGTCTAAACCTAAAAGTTCGGCACCATCAATTAGAAACATGCTGAACAATCTAAATCCAGAAAAAGATTAAAAGAATTCGCTGACTCGTAATCGAGTAGATGCGTTTAGGCAATGTTCCCATTGTTTGTCCGGATGAACTTTAAAGATGTTCTGTATACTAGCCGGTAGGGTTTCCCATTTATGCGGCTCATGTGCTAGTGTATTTCTGGGATCCAATTGAATGTCTAATCTGCCCTGCTCCCACAACCAATATCCGGAGCAGGCTCTGTAAAACTCAGGTCCTTCGCCTTGACTGATAGCCGCCAATATACTGATATCATTAGTAATACCTATATCCTTGGTCAATGCTACTGTACTGAGTCCTTGCCAGTCTAGGCTGTGTACTACATGTATTTTGTTTTGATTCATGTTGCCACCGTAGTACACAGGTTCTCGTTCCGGGCAATCCAGCCCAGAATTTTCTGCTACTCGATCAACAGTTAGGTCTTCGTGGGGGTTGTTAATCTGCAATCCCACAGCCATAGCATCGGTATGTGTAACCACTAGGATCACCGCTTGAGTTAGTTCGTCTTTAGGGTTACTGGGATTTGCCACCAGTAATCGCCCTTGATATCTTTGCTTAGTCATGATAGCGTATTTAATCAAATAAATAATCAATCATGAATTACTTTGAGTTCGCACCGCCCATTGAAAAACACCCTACCCTTAATCCCAAACTTTGGGAAGGTACCAGATTGAAAAGTTCTGTTCGCGGGGCCCTAATGCGTATTGCAGAAGATTTTTTAGAATATGTTGATGTGCCGGTAAAAGTATTGGACATCGTTATAGCAGGCGGCAATGCCAATTATACCTATACATCCAACAGCGATCTCGATCTGCACATCATTGCAGACTTTGACAGTGTGGCCTGCGACCGAGAAGTTGCAGAGTTATTTGATACCAAACGGCTGTTATACAAAAGAGACTTCGATATCGATGTTCACGGAATTCCTGTAGAGCTTTACATAGAAGACCACAGACAGCCTGCGGTCAGTGCCAGTTTCAGCATACTTAAAGAACAGTGGATCAATGAACCTAGTTCTGAAATACCCGACTATGACTCGGATAAACTTGAACACATGATCAGTGTTTGGAAAAAGATTTTGGCTCATGCAACACAAACAGGGGATTTACAAACCTGCAGAAAGGCTGTAAAATTGTTAAGAACCTACAGACGTAAAGGTCTTGATACTGAAGCAGGTGAATTCAGCATACCAAATTTAGTTTATAAGAGCCTGCGCAACGATCAAACCCTGGAAGGCATCACAATTTTAATCAATCGTTTACACGATCAGGAACTGAGCATTTAATGAAAAAATCAATTTATATAGACATGGACGGTGTAGTAGCTGACTGGGAATCCCTAGCTCGTTCCATTCTAGGACATCAACCCAAAGATATCAACGGCCGATGGCCAGATGCAGAATGGCAAAAAGTCAAAGCTGTGGATCATTTTTACTACCGACTGGATACCATGGCTCGTGCAGAGGATATGATTGCATTGGCCCGTAGATTTCGTGATGAGCTGGGCTGGCGGCTGAACATGCTGACTGCACTGCCACATGATGATAGCCATCCCGAGGCCGCGGCCGACAAGTACGAGTGGATAGATGAGCGTTGGCCCGATATTCCTGTAAGGTTGGGTCCATACAGTCACGACAAATGGCGTCATGCTCGCCCGGGGGATATCCTAGTAGATGATCGACCCAGTAACATTCAAGAGTGGCGTAATGCCGGCGGCATAGCAGTGCAGGTCACTGCTGACTATGATCAAGCACTGGCCGAACTAGAGAAACTGTTCAAGGATACAAGTAGTTTACAGAATCAGCGTTGATTCTAAACACAGTGGCCCCATTCTTTAAATGGAACTTGCGGGCCATTTCTGTGGGCGGACTCAGAGTCACAAATTGGGTAATGTGAGGCCTATTAGTTTCGATCCATTTTCTAGCCGCCATGATCATGTCTCGGCCTGCTCCAGAACGATAACTCCAAATAGTATAGAACACTGCCACTGAGGGAGTAGTGGCCGGAGGTGTTAACAGTTCCTCTACTGATGCAGGCACACTGTTACGATAGGCCACACAGACCACAGCACTGGGGTTTTCTTCGTCTAAAATAAAGATTTCCGAGTAATCTGTTACCCTGTGTTCCAGAGCTATTTCGGGCCGCACTGGATCGTCTTTGACCAGTCCCAGCAGTGAGTGATCAAGATTTTGGATAACAAAAATTTCAGCGGTAGAGTTCATAGGGCAGTATTAAACCTGTATTTAACTAATTACTAGTAAATTTTCAATAAATATGATTATGCGTTTTGAACCCAGTTATTTTATCTATTATCAGGGCGGCAGTGGCGGAAATTTCATCGCCAGCTTGGCTATCCACACACTGAGCGGGGGTCAACATGCTCCGGTATTTGGCCCTTCGGGCCACGCTCATTACCTGTATACCAATCACATCAAAAGATTCATTCCGGAATGGCCCCCTGATACTGATCAACTGGTCACCATGGTCAGTGCCTGCAGAGATCCCTGGCTGGTGTTTTGCCCACTCCTAAATCTACGGGATCAGCTGACCCACGAATGTGTTACTGACTATAATTTGGTAATTACTTCAACTCTCGAAGATCAGCTGGAACTGGCTTTCAATCACTACTATAAAAACTGGAGAGAGAACGACATGAAATATACCTGTCCCGAATTGCTGGATGTCTACAGTCAGTTTCGGGAGCAGGGCCTGATGCAGGAAATCACCCGATGGTCTCAATTAGACACTTATCAGACCATGCGCCTGCTGAAAAAATATGTGGCCGATGCAGGCCCCCTTGTGCAATTAGACCGTCCGGAAGATCTGGTGATCACCTATAGAGATATTCATGATCGCCCTGAACAGGTTCTGCGCACACTGAGCCAGTGGCTGGGCAGGGAACTGCCCCATCAGATTGAACGGGTCTACGAGCAATACCTGATGTTAAATCAGTCTCTGCGCAGTAAGTATTGGCGCCCATGACTGAAACACTGATCATAATCAGAGGCCAGGCACGAACTTGGAATTGGATCAAAGATCGAACTCTGGCCAGTTTGGATCTTGTAGCAGGTTCGTCCAGTCATTGGCTATGGGTCAGTCCTCAAACTCACACAGTGACTGAACAGAGTCTAGCAGAAGATTTTGGCCCAAGGGCACATTCGATCATTTGGCTACCCACATCGGACTCTTACTCTCGTGACAGCTACACCAGTTTGGCCCACTATGACCTACAGGCCCTGCCTCTGATATCTGAGCTGAATCCCCGACATGTGGTGTTTACTCGTCCGGATCTACTGCTATGCCCCAACAGCATCCCCGAATGCACAGACATCCTGGAACCCCGAGAAATCAGAGGATGGTATCCTTCACTGCATGGGGGTGTACCTCTCACCAGTGATTTTTATTGCCGTGCCGGCTCCGAAGCTGGCAGGATCCTAGCCCAGCGTGGTCTAGAACCCGTGACGCCAGAGACCTTGACGGACCCCTCCTCTCGACTGGGTCAGTACATATTGGCCCAGGAGCTGTATGCTCGACCGCAAAGGGAATGGAATCTGAATCTGAACCTGGGCAGTTTGGCCAGTTACATAGCCCGCCCAGATAATCTAGAGCAGGCAGACCGAGACTGGGGCCGAGTGCAGGTCATGCACAACAGTGAGAACACTTGGCGCAGACTGGGTCCCGATCAGCAGATGGCTCTGTGCAGAAGTCGGGGCATAGATCCCAGAGATTACGGGCACCAGCCGCCAGATTAGCCTGCGCGGAGCGCGGAGCGGTAAAAAAAGATTTTTCTCCCCTCATTAACTGCACAGATAATAAATACTCACATGATAGTAGGCATATTTGGGGACAGTTTCGCATCATCTTGGACGTGGAGAGGCTGTCCCACCCCGGATCAACTGCCATGGTATGAACTGCTGGGGCCTCAGCATTCAGTAACCGTACACTCTGAACCGGGCAGTGGACTTTGGTGGGCATGGAATGAATACCGTAAGCATCAACATCTCTATGAGCAGGTGGTATTCCTAGCGTCAACTCCACAGCGCATGGCCATAAGACCTCAAGAGAATCGATGGTGGCGCCATGTGGGCCCGGGTTGGTTGAATCAGGCTCTACAGGGCACTGACCGCCTAACAGAGTCAGAACGCAAGACTCTGACCAGTTTGGAGGATTGGTTCCTGCATGTGGATCCAGAGTATGTGCAGTCAACTCACGATCTAATGCTGAAAGACCTACGACAGAGCAGACCCAGCACAGAACTCTGCATATTACCCTGCTTTGAAGAAAGCCGTAGACCACCACATGAGTGCTCACTGTTTGACATTAGTACCCAGGAAATCGTCCACTACAAAATTAAAGAAAAACACAAGAATCCTTGGTATTATGACATCAGACCCGGCCATTTATCCAGGGAAAACAACGAAATATTGGCTGAAAAAATCCGGGACTGGCTAGAGCACTCTCGAGCTGTTCAACTCAGTTTAAAAGACTTTTGTTCAGCTCCTTCAGCACCAGAATCAGACTACTTTGACTACACTAGAACTGGAGGAGTGGCCCTATGAAAAACCTATTGATCTATAGCCTACATCGTAGCAGAGGCTCAGCCGCTCTGTATAGAACACACCATGCCCATAGAATGAGTGAGCCATTTAACACTGATCAGCTGTGCCGCAAGTATCCTTCGGGCAAGAATCCTGAAGTTTGGCCCTATTTGAG